CCGGCGGGTCGGGCTGGAACTCGACGAACGAGGCGCCGAAATCGACGGTCTGCAGGCGGTACCAGTCGTCCATCGCGACGACCACCGCCGACTGGCCGGCCGCGCCGGCCGGGGCCAACGGGGGGAAGACGGGTTGCGGGACGGTCAAGGCGGACATGGCGGCCTCACTGGAGCGGGAGCGCAGCGGTCGACCCGGGGTCGGCCAGGGTGAACGTCAAGCCGGTGTCGCCGGCCCCCGCGGCCGTCGTGCCCGGGTCGGCTAGTGTGAAGGTCGGGCCGTCGAGCGAAATGACCACGATCGGCAGGGCGTTGCCCCGCCAGGGCGTGAGCGGCTTCGGCCACCAGTAGGGCGCAAGCCGGAGCCGCACGACGACCGGTCGCGGCAACAGCGGCGGCGTGGCCGGCACGACGGCCGGCGGCGGGATACGGCCGACGATCGGCCGCGGCGTCGGCGGACCGGGGAAGTAGCGCGCGACGGTCGCCACAAACGGGACTGGCTTGACCGGCACTTGCGGCGGCGGTATGCGCGTGACGATCGGCCGCGGCACGGCCACCGGCGCAACTGGCAGCCGCACCACGATCGCCGGCTTGATCCGCTTCGGCGGAGTGACAAAAGCGAACCGGGGTATCGCGGGGAGGACTGCCGGCCGCCGCCGCCCGGCCGGCCGTATCACCGTCTGCGGCACGGGTTATTCCTCGCAGGTCGCTTCCATCATCACCGTCGGCGTGCCCGGCGAAGTGAACTCGAACTGTGCCGACTGGCCGCCGGGGATCTTGATCTCCTGGCCCGGCGCCAGCGGTTCGATAATGCCCGTCTGCGGCTGCAGCTCCCACCACAGGCCGCCGTCCGTCGGCGACGTCGGCTCGACCGAAGCGTTCGCCCCACCGGTCGTCTGAATCGTCTCGCCGTCGTTGGGGTCGTTCTTGGACGGCGTCGCCGAGGTGAACGTGCCGAAGTTGGCCGTCGACCGCGTCAGGCGAATCTTGATCGGCGTGTCCGTGCCGCCGGCCGGCTGCTTGCCGAAGAAGCGCAGGGCCCGGACGATCACCCGCTGATTCGTCGGGGCCTTGATCTGCAGAATGGATTTCGCGGTGTTCGCCACGAGCGAACACTCGCCGCTGTTCACGTGCCAGAGAACACCCGCCATTGTCGGTCACTCCTGAAGGTAGAAAGCCACTGGGTCGTCACGGCCGCAAGTCCCAACCCTTGTCGCCGTCGAAATGCTTCCACACACCGTAAGAGGCGTTAATCGCTTGCAAGGGCAATAGTGAAGCCGTCACCGTCCACGTGATGGTCACCTGGCCGAGGCCGCCGTTGCCGCCCGTGCCGCCCGAACTAGAGATCGGACCGCCGGCCCCGCCGCCGCCGCCGCCGCCGGGCGCGGTGCCGGCCGTGCCATTGCCGGCCGGTCCGTTGCCGCCACCACCGCCGGCCCCGCCGCCGGAAGCCGCTCCGCTGCCGCCGTTGCCGCCGGTCGCTCCGCTGGCGTTGCTGCCGGCCGTGCCGTTCCCGCTGGGCCCGCCAGCGGCCCCACCGCCGCCACCGCCGCCGGCCGTGCCGCCGACGTGAGAGCCGCCGGTGCCGGCCGCGCCACCGGCGTTGGTGAAGGTTCCGCCGGACGAACTGCCGCCACCGCCAGCGGCCTGGATAAATAGGACTGCCGAAGGGCCGCTTGAAAAGATGCTGAGGTTGATGCCGGTGCCGGTGCCGCCAGTGAAAAACGGCGGATTGCCCGGGAAATTGCTGCTGTAGATTCCGGGTCTAGAAATGGACAAGCCGGTGACGCCGCCGGAACCGTTGACGGACGTAACCGTCAGTTGCGGCTGTATGATGCAGCCGCTGCTTGTGTTAATCGTGAAGACGTCGCCGACCAAGTAGCCGGTTCCAGCCGAGTTGATCGTAAAGCTCGCCAGAAAGAGATTTGAGACGGTGACATTTCCGCCACCCGTTGCCGGACCGGCCGCGGCGGGGATGTTGACCGAAATACCACTCGCGACGTCAGTCGCGAGCAGGGCATAGTTGTCCCCTTCGACGTAAGACCCACCGGTTCCCCCGATCCCGCCGTTCCCGGCCGCTGCTCCCGTTCCAGCAACGCCGTTGCTCCCACCCTTGCCGCCGCCCGTGCTGGCGATTTTGATTAGGTTGCCGGCGACGAGCCCGACCGATCCCGGCATAAACAGGAAGTTGCCGGCCGTGTTGTAGACTTGTTGCCCCATGCTTAACGGTCGCCCGGGGTGTCGGGATGGGTTAAAATGGCGGCCTGCCGCGGCAGAACCACATTCCGGGGAGCCTGGTCATGTTGCGTCGGTGGTTGGCTTTCATCGCCGGCCTGTCGCTCCTGAGCGTGGCGGCCTGCTCGCCCGTCGCCCCCTCGGAGGAGCCGGCGTTCCAGCTCCCACCGCCTTGCACCGACCCGCGCGAACCGGAGCCGCAGGCGGTAGAGGCGCGGGCGGCGTCGATCCGCCGCGACGTGGCGCGGATCGACGCCGAGTGCCAACGGGCCGCAACGGGTGACTGGGAGAAGTGGCAGCGGGACACCGAACCTTCCCGCGCCGCCCTGAAGGCCCGCATCGACGCCCTGAAGACCCGGCCGTTTCCGGGCGAAGGGATGCCGGAATACCGCTATCAGCCGTTGGCCCCACTCGACGACTTCCCGCTTTTCCAAATCGGACCGCGGGAGCACGTCTCCTACCTCTATGATCCGAAGCAGCTGGAATCGCCGCTCGGCGTGCCTCAAGTCGTTGCGGCCGACCGCTGGCTCAAACGCCAGGGAATCGACCTGATCTTTGTGCCGGTCCCGAAGATGGTCGAAATCTACGCTGAGCATTTCGTCGCAGCGCCGCCCGACGGCATCATTGCCCCGCACGCACGCCGGGCCTTGCTCGGACTGTTGCACTCGGACGTGGAGACGGTCGACGGCATCGCTCTGTTCCGGTCGGCCCGCGACGGCGGTTACCTGTACAACGCGGCCGACTCCCACTGGGCGCCTTACGGGATGCAGGTCATGGCGAGGGAGATCGCCTCCCGAATCGCCCGGTACAGGTTCGGCGCCCGCGCCCGGCAGTCGCCGCCCGTCGTGTGGACGGCCGAGACGCCGTACATCCTCGACGCCGCACCCGGCGGCGTGGACGCCGGGCCTTGGATGATCCTCTCCCCCGAGCAACGGGACCGCGCCAAGACGGCACAGGCAACGACGCTGCCGGAGGCGTACGTCCGCAAGGACGTCGTAGCTCCGACCGACCCAGGTTCGTCCGTGCTGGTCATCGGCAACAGCTATGTTCGGTACTTCTTGGGGCAACTGGTCAACGAGTCGAACCTGCTCGTCAACGCGAACCATTCGGGCGGAATGACTACCGAATCGTTCGGCGGCTTCCTTAGAGATCCAGAGATTCTGCAGCACGCTCGCGTCGTCGTGTGGATCACCACCTTTCAGCATTTGGCACATTTCAAGCCTCTCCCGCCCGCAATCGCGACGTGCGCCGCGCCCTAGCCCGCCGTGTTGTAAACTTGCGAGCCCATTGTCGACCGCACACCTGAAAGAGTAGAATCGAGCCGCCGGCAACCCCCCCGTTGCCTCGCCGAGGCCCGCTTAATGTCGCCCAAAGCGTCCGACCTTGCCGTCGTCGCCGTGTTCGTCGCCGGCGTGATCTTGGCGGCGGCGTACTTCGGCCCGGGTCAGCCGTCGCACGGCGTCGAGGCCGCGCCCGCATTGCCGGCCGCCATCCCGCCGCCGGCCCCGCGCCGGGCCCGGCCGCAGGTCGACCTAGAGGGGCTTTGGCTCGTCGGCCGCAAGAATGCGGCGGGCAAATACGACACCTGGCCTCTCGAATTCGAACGGCAGGACGACGGCACGTTGTACTCTCCACAGCTCCAGGCCGAGCTATTGGAACGGGAACCGAACCGCTCCGACTGGCACCTGCGGAGTCAGGCCAGTTTCGACGAAGGCCCCGTGTTCAATTTCGCCGTCGAGGCAAACCTCGACGGTAGCGTGACTCTCACCGATTCCCCTTCCGGGTTGCAAGTAACGCTGCGCCGGGCACCCGGCGTCGTGGCCCGTCCCGCACCCAAAGTCCGCTAACCCACTTTCAGACACCACAGCGAGCCTTCACTGATCGGCACCCCGCCGCCGGTATCCTGGTAGGACTGCATGAAGAAACTGCCGCCGGCGGCAGGCGCACCGCCGAGGAGTCCGCGCGTGTCCCATACGCCGAGCACCGATGCGTAGGAATCGGGATCGCCGCCGATGTTGGCCGGCGCTGGCACGAGTTGCCGGGCGACGATCGAGTAGGACGATACCGAGTTACCGACCGCGATGCCGATTCCGCGCGTCTTGCCCGTGCCGCCGACAAAGTGCAGCCAGCCCCCGACCAGGTACAGACCGAGCAGCGGCGGCGTCAGGAATAGCGCCGGAACGGTTTGCGTCAGGTTCGGTACGCGGGGCGACCACCACGCCGGGCCAGTGTCGGACGCGACCAGGCCGTACGCCTTGGCGCCGATATGCGGCCAATTGGTAATTGCGGTCCACAGTCCCGACCCGGAGGGTATCGGCGTGTCGCCCGTGGTCAGGTACAGCGAGTAGCCGGAATAGGTGTGCGCCGCGGTCCCGGCGGCCGGCGGCGAGCCGGCGTCAATCTCGCCGTACGCCTCTTGTATCGTTGTGACGCCGGTAGGGCCGCCCGCGCCAGGGTTCAGGTAATGGGAGAGGCTCAGGCCCGCGGTGACGCCGGGGGCTGGCCCCTCGAGCACCTGGTAGAGCGGCACGCCTTGGTTGACTCCGGCCGGCTTGACCGGGTAACGGCTGCCGTTGGACAGGAGTTCGCCGTTGGAGGGGCGGATTTTGACCGTGCCGAAGTCCTGCCAGCCGAAAGCGACGGGGTCGAGGAGCGTGATTACCGCCGGGTAATTGCCGTCGGCGTCCCGCGACGGCGTGACCGTAAAGCCCGACGTGTGCGTGGCCGTGAAATTGGCCGTAAACGTCGTCGCCGTCGTGGCCGTTACGGTCACTGGCTCCGGTGTCCCGGCGGCGTCAACGGCCAGCACGGCGCCGACGTAAATCCCGGCCATGCTGGCCGGCGTCACGACCTGCGAGCCCGTCGCCGCCACGGCTGCGGCGACCGTCGTCGTGGCCGGCACGCGCGCGGTGTAGACGGCCGGGTCCGTGAAGACCGGTCCGCGGCGGCGGGTCTGACGGTCGTTCTTCGGCGTCGACTCGATACGGCGGACCACGTCGGCGATCCGGTCCGCCGCGTCGGCCGTGAACAGCACGCCGCCGTCGTCTGCCATGCTCTCCTCAACCGTTGGGGATGTCCGGCGGTAAGGGCACCTCGAGGCCCAGCGGGGCGAACTTCACCGATCGGTAGGGCTGGAACTCGAGATAGACCGGGAGCTGGATCACGTTGGCACCCGACAGGTGGAAGACAGCCGTCGTGTTGCGGCGGCCGCGCTTGACCGACAACGTGTTACCCGACGTCGAGAACACCTCCATGATCTCGTTGTCGATCTGGATCGCCACGCCGGGCGGGCTCGACGGCAGGCCGGGGCCGGTCGGCGCCGTCACGACCGGGAACTTGGACACGTCGGCCGCCTGGATATTGACAACCTGCGACTGGTCGTCGGGGATGTTGGAACTGAGCGTGCTAAACGGGTTGATATTCCCCGTGCCGTTCAGGAGCTGGCCGGCGCCGTTGAGGAGCACGGGTGCAGCCAGGCCGTCGCCGTGCTTGCCGCGGATGAGCAGCGGCCGGCCGCCGGCGGGGTCGAGCGTGCTGTACCCCTGGTCGAGGAGCCGCAGCTTCCAGCCTTCCTCGCGGATTTCAAATTCGTACGTAACTTCGTAGTAGAAAATCCCGTTCTCAAAGTCGCGCTTGGCCGTGATCGGTTTCAACTTCACCAGGCCGGCCCGGAAGCCGAATATCTTGTCGGCGTTCACCGCGTCCTTGTAGGACAGCGCCGTCGCGGGGTTGAAACTGTCCTCGTAGCGGACGATCGTTAGCATCAACCGGCTGTCGTCGATCTCCGGCGGCGGGTCGAAGCGCTCGCCGGAACTGTTGACCACCGGCACCCGCAGGGCGTCCCGCTCGATCGGCCGCTGGAACTGCACCCACGACCACGACACCTGCGGCACGCGGTCGGTCGGCTTTTCCTTGCCGAGCTCCGGTTGATCCGTCTTCGACGAGTAGGTGACGGTCGCCAGCCATTCGTTCGGGTCGTCGTCGACCTGGCCGACCTCGATCGACTGGGCGAACGCGCCGAGCACGTCGGTCACGCCGTTGTTGTCGAAATACTTGTCGAACCGCTTGACCGGGATGAAGTCTTTGACCGTGTTCGGGCCGGCCGTCGAGTCGTTCGTCGTGACGCCGAAAACGCGCACGTAGGTGCGCACGCCCTTTTCGTTTTCGTTGCCCTTGCGGCCGTTCCACAGCTCGCGTACGAGGACCTCGAGCGCCATGGTTAGCCGATCCCCCGCACGAAGATATTGCCGATCGCGTCCGCGGTCCGCTTGGCATCCGCCGCTTCCTCTCGCTGAACGCGGAGCTGGTCCTTGAGCACCTGCTCGACGCGCTGCTGCGGGTTGCGGCCGTCCCGGTCATTGCCGCGGGCGATCGCCATGGTGACCGCCGAGACGGCTGCCGAGCTGCCCTGTGCCAGCGCCCCCGGGGCCCGCACGTCGGCGTCCTTGGGGGCGATTGCCTCGAACGCCTTGGCAGCGCCGCGGGCGTAGGTCTCGGCGTCGATGAGGCCCTCGGCGAGATAGGTCTGCAGCTCCTCGATCTTGGCCTCGAACGTCTCGAGCGGACTGGCCAGCTCCTTGCCGAGCGCCTGCGCGGACTTGCGCATTTCGTCCATCAACTTCAGGGAGTCGCGCTGTTGCAGGAGCGCCCGCGACGTCTTGAGCAAGGCGTCGTTCGCGCCTTCCTGCTCAAGCTTCCAGATTTTCGCCGCCTCCGCGCCCTTGCCGAAAGCTTCGATCTGCCCCTGCAAAGACTGTGCGAGCTCGACCGCTTCGTTGTCGAGTTTCTCCTGCGCGGCGGAAAGCTGCGCGGCGTCGCGGGCCGCGCCGAGCGAGCCGTCGCCGAACTTCTTGAAGAAGTCGAACGCGGCGCCGTAGGCCGCCGGGTTGCGCAGCTTGTCGACCGTGTCCTGCAGGAAGCCCTTTTCCTTGCTCACGCCGGCCGCCGCCTGCGCGCCGCCGCCGAGGACTCCCGGCGCGAGATTAAACGGGAACGGCAGGGCGTTCGCCGCGCTGCCGGCCAGGGACGGGCCGAGGTCTTTCAAGGAGTGGTAATCGTCGATCATCTCCTTAACCCATGCGCCCGCCTCCTTGAGCTTGACGATCACGGCGTCGAGCCACTCCAGCGCGGTCGCCAGACCCTGCCCGGCGGCCTGCGCAACACCCTGCCAGAAGTCTCGGAACCCTTCCTTGTTGGCGAAGAACTTGTCGAACTCCTCCGCGGCGGCGCCGAGGATCGGCGCGAAGGCGATCGCGGCCTGCCGCTGGATACCCTTCATGGCGGCATCAAGCTGGTGGAACGCCCGCTCGGCGCGTATGACGCCGGACACGTCGGTCTGGTTGAACGCCAGGCCGAGGCCCTTGGCCTTCTGAATCATCTGCTCGATCGAGGCGCCGCCGCGGGTCAAGATCGGCAGCAATTCGAACCCCGTCTTGCCGAAGAGCTGGAACGCCAGATAGGCCCGTTCCGCCGAGGAATGGAGCGACAAGAACTTGTCGGACACGACGCCGAGCGCCTTGTCGAGCGGCATGGCGGCCAGCTTGTCGGCGTCGAGGCCGAGGCCCTGGAACATGGCCTGCGCCTCCTTGCCGCCGGAGGCCGCGTCGCCGAGCTGCTTCGACATCTTGAAGAGGCCCTTCTCGAGGGCCTCCGCCGAGCCGCCGGCGAGGAGTTGCAGGCCCGCCATGGCCTCCAGCGAGACGTTCAGCCGCTGCGACTCTTTGGCCAGCGAGGCGATCTCGCCCATGCCCTGGCGCAGCCAGGCGACGAAACCGGCGCCGGTGACCGGGATCGCGGCAAAGGCGCCGCCCACGAGGGGGATCGCCGACAGAACGTCGCGGGCCTTCTCGGCGATCGACTCCAGCGGCGCCATGACCGCGCCCTTGAGGCGGCCCACGCTCGAGCCGAACTTGTCGATCGATCGTGCGGCGCGCTCCAGCCCCTTGCTGAACTGGTCAGCGTTGGAGGAGAGCAAGACCGCCATCGATCCGATGTTAGACACTGCGCTTACGCCTTTCCTCGAGGTCCGCTTGGTGCTTCACCTCGGCCTCTTGCACGGCCGCCCACGACCGCATCCGGGCTTTGATGCGGGCGGCGACCTGCTCCCGCGTTTCCGGTGGTTTGGGAATGAAATGCGGCATGAGGTCGGCGGGCTTGACCGCCTTCGCGCCGGCCGGCCGGTACGGGTTCGAGTTGATCACGGCCGCGGCCACGATGCCGGCCTGCAGGTCGCCCCGCTCTCCGCCGAAGGGGTCGAGCCGGGCGTAGGCGAACCACTCGGTGAGCTCGTCGGCGCCGACCTCCGCCAGGAGTTGCCGGACCGTCTTGCCCAGCGCCAGCGCCAGCCGGAAGTAGAAGCGCCGTTCCGGCCGGTCTATGAGTTTTTTTCCGCGGCCTTCGCCGACTCGGCCGTCATGCCGTTCATCTCGCGGCAGACGTCGAACAGCCGGTCCAGCACGGTGCCGGAACGGCCGCCGAGGCGGAGAATGCTTTCGTGGTCGGCGTAAAGCTGCTTGCCGTCCCCGTCGACCAGGCACAACGCCACCAGGCGGGCCCGGATGTTGTCGAGCTTGCCGTTAGCGGGGAGCGACGCCTGGCCCTGCTCAAAGTCGTCGCGTTGCTTGCCGGTCAGGGTGCGGAGGAGGACGTCGCCGCCCCACTCGGGCACGGGGACGGCCCGGGTCGGCAGGTCCTCTGCCGCGTCGATCTGCTCTCGGGTCAAGGGCACGGGGGAGGCTCCTAGCTTTGCGTCGGCTGGACGACGCCAACGAGTACCGACGTCACGGCCGAATAACTCACCGACGCCTGATTGAGGGTCGTGTTGTACGCGTTTTGCGGGAACGGTCCGAAGATGCGCGTCTTACCGGCCGCCACCGTCGCGGTCGGACCGGCCGGCGTCTGGCCGTCAATTTGGCCGACGATGTTAAACGTTAACGTGATCGGCGCCCCGCTGCCGTTGTTGACGATCAACAGCTCGCGGCCCGTGTTGGCCCACTTGTCGGACAGGCCGGCATCCGCGGCCACCAGGGCGGCGGCGGAAATATCCACGCCCGGAGTACGACTGGTCGGCTGCGTGGTGAGTAATGCCATCGTCGACCCCTTTTAGCTGCCGCCGGTGAACGTGATCGGCCCCGACGCCTTGATCGAGACGTCGGCCATGATGTTGTTTTCGATCGGGTTCTCGCCGGAGTAGCCGTTGATGTACCCTTGGAACGTTTCCGTCGAACTGACCGACGCGCCGTCGGGGTAGGTGATCTTCCACAGGCACGTTGTGCGGCCCATCATGAGGCTGAAGATCTGCGCCTTCTGCGTGGCGTTGAAGATCAGCTTGAACGTGCACTTGCCCGGCTTTATGAGCCCCGGCCGGTACTCCCGCGTCGCCGACGGTGAGAGCAGGCCCGTCTTGTCGACGTCGCCGACCTCGATATCCGGATCGGTGACGTCCGTGAGCTGCCCCAGTGACGTGTACGACGGGCTCACCAGGTTCGTGGAGAACGCCAGGTCCAGGCCGTAGCCGATCGTCGAAACGTTGCTGACCGTCGTGCCCGCAGGACTCGGCATGGCTGCCTCCCTCACTTGCCGCTGTAGTAGACCCGTACCGTCAACTCGACGGTGTGCACGCCCGCCTGGTCGGCGAACTCCGGCTCCTCGTACCCGTCCGACTCCTCGTCGAGAAACGTTCCTTGCACCTTGACCAGGCCGCAACCCGGAACGTTGCCGACGTAGCCCTCGAGCGCCTCGCCGACCGCCAGGGCGACCGCCTTCGCCGTCGGGTAGTCCTCGGCGCAGGCCTTGAAGACCACCGCCGGCTGCGTGCCGGCCACGCCCTTGTAGGTCCGCGTCCGCGCCGTCGACACGCGGTAGTAAACGACGTGCGGGAACTGGCCGTAGCCTGTCTCATCGTTCTTTTGCGGCGCCACGTTGGGGTAAAGCCGCACATGTCCGTTCGGTCCGCCGATCAGGTTCGTCACCGCGGGCACGTTGGCCAGGTAGGCGACGAGGGTCGGCTCGACGACGGTCATTTGTGCAACTCCGCCTGGACGGCCTTCGCCACGGCCTCGAGGACCTCGCCGCGGCTGGTGTCCAGGGCCGGCCGCAGGAACGGGTAGGCCCGGGCCGGGTGCGGGCCGCCGTGCCCCTTCTCGATCAGGTGCGCGACCTGCGTCGGGTTCTCGTACTTCGGCTGGCCCTTCTTCGGCCCCCGCGCGTACGTGCCGACCTGTTGCCGGTAACCCTTCCGCGGGCCGATCACGGCCACGACGGCGCCGCCCTGCTTGTCGCCCCGGTAGGTCTTCACCTTGACGCCGAGCGACCGAGCCAGGAGACCGCTCCGGCGGCGGACGTTGGCCTTGGCCTTCCGGAGCACGACGTTCGCCGCGGCCCGGATCGCCTTCTGCAGCGCCTGTTTGCGGACCCGCCGGTCGACGTCAGCGAGCACGGCCTTCAGCTCTTCCAGGCCCGCCACGGTGCCGGCGATCGCGTAGGCCACGGGTCAGACCTCCTCGACGCACAGCAGCTCTAGCCACCTGTCCTGCTCTTTGGAGTTAACGCAAGAGAGCACGTTCAGGATGCGATGCTGTTGAAGCACCAGTCGCATGCTGGGGTCCACGCCCGGCTTTAAGACGAAGATGCGGGCATTCTTGAAGTACCGCATGACTACCTTGTGCGTGGCGTCGGACCGGACCTGTTGGGCCTGGAATAGCTCCTTCCCGGAGATCGGTTCCACGGACGCCCAATGCGTGCAGACCGTTTGCCAGCTCGAATCCTTCTCCGGCGGCGGCGGGGCGTTGTACGGGTCCCGCAGGGCCAGGTCGGCGGGCGCGGCCTGCAGGACCTGCACCTGCACCCGCTTCTTGAGCTGGCCGGCCGCGATGCCCACAACGGTTACCCCTTCGGCGGCTTGACGGGTGCCGACTCGATCGCCGGCACCGGGGCCAGAGGGGCCGCCAGGTCGAGCTGCCGGCTGTTGAGCGGGATGTTTTGCTTAAAGCCGCCGAGGGCCTTTTCGTCCGGGGTGACGAGCACCTCGGCGGCGTCGGCGTTCCCAAACACCATGGACACGACGCCGGGGATCAGCACCTTGTCGCCGACCTCGAGCGGGCGGCCGGAACGATCTTTCGCCATGGTGCCCTCTAGCGGTAAGCCCCGTAACCCTCGCACGCCAGCAGACTGTTGACTGCCATGGGGACCGGTTGCATCTGCCCGGGAGCGATGGCCTCCCGGTTCGCGTACCAGTGGGCGACCGTCATCAAGATCGCCTGCCGGATCGTCTGCGGCAGCCCCGGCCCGACCACGACGCCGGCCGGGTGTGCCTGCTTGAACGTCGCCGTAAAGGTCGTCTGCGGCACCGGCGGGTTCTGCGTCGGGCCGGTTGCCGTCACCTGCACGACCTCGCGGTTGCCGCCGACGTCGACCGCCAGGAGCGTGCCGACCAGGATGCCGTCCATGTTGGCGGGCGTAACGGTTTGCTGGCCTGCCGACACGGCCAGGGCGATCGACGTCACCGGCCCGTAGCCGCATTGCATCCGGATTGTGATCGGCCACCGCCGCAGGTATTGCGGGACGGGCCAGACCTGGTAGGGCAACAGCTCGATGGTGCCCGGCATCCGCTGGAACGTCCGCACCTGGTAGATCGTCGTCGCGACCGTCTGGTCGTTGCCGTTGACGTCCTTGTAGGTGACCGACAGTACTTGCTGGAGCGGCGGCCGGGGCAGCCGCAGGGTGCCGAGCCAAAATGCCTCGGCGGGGATGTCGTACGTCGCGCTGACGAACTGCTTGCCGCCTTCGACGTTCCGTTCGCAGTAGACCGTCGCGGCTTCGATCAGGCCCGCGATCAGGGCGTCGTCCTCGGTGACGTCCGGGTCGACCTTACAGTGCCCTTTTGCCTCGTCGAGGCTGACCGGCAGGCCGCTCGGCGGGGTTACCAGCACCCGCGGGCCCAAGAGCTTCGCGGTCGCGTACGGCCACCAGGTCGGGCTGAACGGCGGCAGGTACGGGGGGCCGTTCATCGTTCAGTAGCTCCGCTTTGCCGCAGTCGACCATCGTCCGCGCCTGGCCCACGCTGAACAGCTCGCCGGTCGTAACGACCGAGCCGACGGCGTGCCCCTTCACGGGGCGAATGATCCGAATCCGCATGCGGCCTCCTCAGACGATCATGCGCTGCGCGTAGCCCGCCTGCGCGGCGGTCCGCGGGCCCTGCTCGGCCCGCGACAGCCGGGCCGTTACGCTGACAAAGGAGCCGCTGGCGCCGTTGCCGACGGTGATCACCGGTAGGATGTAGCGCTTGCGGGCGCGGAGGTCGACGAAGAACGTGAAAAGTTTGTTGTGGTCCGTCGACGCCGGCAGCGTGGAGGCCGACCCGGTGTCGTTGTTGTCGGTGCCGAACCGCGTCCCCGCGATGTCGACGCCCGAGGTCAGCGTCGTGCTCGACGCCTTGGCGTCCGACTCCTGCAGCTTGAGCGCCGCCAGGGTGTTGTCCGACGCGCCGAGGTTGACGTCGACCTCGAGGTAGTCGTACCCCTCGGTGTCGATCACGTTGCAGGTGTAGGACGCGTTGTTGACGATCGCCTGCGGGGCGACGACCTGCACCTTTTTCGCGCCGAATGCGTCGATCACGGGTCAGTCTCCGGTGGATGCCTCGGGGGCCGCAGCCGCTTGCGTGGTCGGGGGACGGGGCCGCTCAGGTCGTCAGGCCGACGATCGGGCCCGGGTTCGTCGTGTCGCCGACGTCGTGCACGTTCTCGTCGAAGCGCTCGATACCGCGTATGCCGATCTGGCCGCGTTCCCACAGGGATTGCCCGCCGATCGACGCCTGTTCGCTGAACGAGATTTCGTCGAGCTGGCGGTCGCCGAATTCCGCCCCGAGGGCGAAGTTGCCGAGCAAGACCGGGATTTGACTTGCCGCCGTGGTGGCCGGCATCTTCTGTGCGAACTCGACGGGGTAGCCGAGGAACAGCGGCCGGGGCCGGCGGTCGCCCTGCGCCACCTCCAGCGCGGTGACACCGCCGGCGGCCAGCTCGAGCTTTTGCATGACCGAGAAGTAGAACGCCCGGTGGGAGACCCACACGGCGTCGCCGTCGTCGGCGTATTGCGGCAGCTTGCCGGCGACGTTGTTGAAGTCCGAAAGGACGATCGCGCCCCACGAGCCGGTCGTGCCGGCCGTCACCAGGCCGGCCGAGGTGCCGCCCGCGCCGTCGCAGTTGGTCATCTTGGTGCGGGCGCCCTGGATGCCGGAATACGTCGAGGTGCCGTCGCCGTTGAACCCCGCGTCGTCTTCGTAAATCGAATACGCGTACGCGATTTCGCGGGCGAGGTCGTCGCCGATCGAAATGGCTGCGTCCATGTCGACCTGCCGGGTGTACCGCGACAGGACCATGATGTCCTTCGCGACCAGCGCGACGTTATCCCAAACCTTGTTACTCTCCGTGCCAGCCGCGCCCTCGGCGACACTGTAGGCCGTCAGGCCTCCCTTACGTCGCGGGTCCGTGCGGGTGTCGGATGCCATCTGGACCATCTTGAAAAGCCGGCGCACCACGCCGTACTTCTCGCGCAGGTCGATGATGTCGACCCCGAACTCGGGCGGGATCAGGTACTGCGTGCCAGTGGCGTCGTTAGACTGGCTGGCGGCTAGGAACTTGTCGGACCACTCGGCCGCGGCCCGCAACCGCGGGTAGCGGTTCGGAAGGTCGCGGTAGAGTTGGCCGAGCATGAACATGCCGAACCGGTAGGCCCGCACCTCGGCCGGCACGCCGTTTTTCGTGCCGCGGAAATATTTCAGGCTGCCAGCGCGCCGCACCCTGGCCGGGATGCGGTAGCCTTCCGAGCTGATGTCCGGTCGGCCGTCGTCCGGCGCGGTGCGGCGCGCGGGGTCGGGGTCGGTGAGGCGGTTCTCACCGGGCTTGTCTTTGCGCGCCTCGCGCTTCTCAGCCCGCTCGGCAGCCGCCTCGAGGTCGGCGCGGTCCGCGGCCCGGGCTTGCTGTTCCTGCTTGAGCCGGATCGCGTCGGCGACCTTCTTCCGCTCGGCGGCGAGCCGCTCGTAGTCCGCGCGCTGCTCCTCGCTCAGCGAGTCATTTTCGACGATCTTTTCGAGCGCGGCGTCGATCTCTTTGAGCTTGGCGAAGAGTTCTTGAAGCGTCACGGATGAGCTCCCGGCCGGGTGTTGAAACCAGCAACCGGGCGCAATGCTAAGAAACCCGCCGGGGGAATTGCCAACTATGACGGCCGCGGCGTCCGGGACTGCGCCAAGCGGTGGCGGAGGCGCAGGACCTCGACGGACGTCCGCCGGCCCGACGCGCCCGACGCCGCGGCCGTCATA